CAGGCTCCGTCGTGGGCGGCGTAGCCGTGGCCGCCCCCGTACTAAAGGACGCGGAGATACTGGTCGAGCCAAAGAATATCGAGTCCGAGCCGGTCGGGGTTTTTTACCGGGCACTTTATAGAGACTTAAGCTACTCTGATCTCTCGGCCTCGACCCCAACTTATGGGGCCTATGTCGACTCACCGACCATGCCGTCCGCCACGATCGAGTCGGCACCCACGGCGTACCCTACCTTCGGCTACCTCCCGCAAGTAGAAAGCGCAGGGTTTGGCGAAGCAAGTGCCCCCTCGATTGAGATCCTGCAGCGGCTCAAGCTTACGCCGATCGAGTTGATAGAGTACGAGCCTGACACTGTCGAGCAGCTGAACGTAGTTTTCCCGGACTATGAACCCTACGACCCCGCCACGATACCGTCGCTCGAAACGCGCACTTACACCGGTCTTGGTAGTGTTACCGGCGAACTCAGAACGCTGATCGCCACAAACTGGGTTTTCGACAGCGACCGCGTGTACGACGACCTGGACAAATATTCGCAACGCAAAGAGCTGTTCGGCACCCAGAAAATACTTGCTGACTCCGCTGCAAGAGGTTTCCCCGCGCTTAGCGGCCCCGCTGTCGGGGCAGTGTCGGAGCTGCTGAATGAGATCCGTGTAGAGCGCCGGGAGGTGTCTGACAAAGCCAGAGATGAATCGTATGAGCGTACCAAGGCGACGGTCGTAGAGGCGCTGGCGCAGGCTGTCGCTGTCGGGACAAAACACTCTGGGTTTCTTATGGCGCACGCCGCAAAAACTATCGAGGCGGTCCGGCTGAACGTGCAGATGGCCCAGGAGGTCTTTAACAGCGCTGTCGAAGCCTACAACACCCGCAGTAAAGTGATCCGCACGCTGGTGAGCGCTTATCGTGAGTACGTGCAGGCAGTCCTTAAACAGGACGAGGCTGTAGTGGCACGGATCGCCGCAGAGCGCGCCAAACTGGATACCTACAAGGCTGACGTCGATATGTTCCGCAGTCAGGTTGACCTCTATCGCGCAGCGACCCAAGTCAACGCGTTGAGCATAGAGCAGCAAGCTTTGGTGCTGGGCGAGTTTGAGATCACGGTCGAAGGGCACCGACAAAACGCGCAGATAGCCAAAACCAACCTAGAGAGCTACAGGCAGGCGGTGGGTACGTTATCGGTAAAGACCGAAACAGACCTAGCCAGGGTTCGTGGCTACGCAGATGCGGTGGAAGCAGAAGCCTCGAAGCTGGGGGTGATGCAGGCTAACTTCGACGCCTACGCGTCGTTCTACCGCACCGAGGGGTCACGCGGGCAGTCTTATACGCAGTACGTCGACGCTTCGCTGGCCGCATTCAATGCGGAAGTCAGCAGCTACAAAGAGTACGGGCAGGCCCAGCGGGACTACCTGCGAGCCAAGGCCGCTGAGGTAGAGGCAAATAAAGGGCAGGCGATATCCTTCTTGAAGGTGGTAGACACGGCGCTCCGTCATAACGAGGCGCGAAACAGAGCGGCGGTGGAAGTGGCCTCCGCACAAAACACACTCGCCTTGGCGGTGGCCGACCACGAGACCAGGGTGAATGCCCTAAACGCACAGGCGTTTGCAGAGCAGACGCGCATTGACTTTGGTCTTAAGGGCGCTGAAGTTGCCGCTCGCGCTGGCATTGCCCAGGCTGCATACAGCACGACGAGTGTGAGTGCGAGACTGAGCGATGACGGAAACTACGGGCGGAGCATTACCGAGGAAGACAAGACCAGCATAGCTATCCAAGGTCGCCGTACTTGGAGCCAAACCACCTCGCATGAAGAAGATGCGGCGAAGTAGTGGCCTATCCCTCACAGCCCGCCTTCAGGTAAAATCCAACAAAAACCACCGGAGCCGCGGCCATGAAGGTGTTCCAACCAAGGAACACCCATGGCTACCACTCTCGACTGGCCCACAGGCCCTAACCCTCGGCCAGCGGTCCCTGCGGACCCACGCGACTTCCCTTTTGTGCGCGAAGAGCCGCGTGCTACGCTTCGGGACGTCGACCGAGCTACCGGTAGATACATACCACCCAACTCAGGAGCAACGAATGCAACAGCAGGAGCAACACAAGCAGGAGCAGCAGGAGCAGCAAAACCTGGGGTGGGGGGTGTTCCGCCCAGTGCTGCCGGGGCACCCGTGGTGGAGCCTGCTGGTAGTGGTAGTGCTGGTGGTAGTGGTGTTCAAAGTGATGTAGCAAAACGTACTGGCCTCCGAGGGGCGTGGGACTCCACCAAGGCCGCTGCCAACAATACTCTGAAGTTCGGCAAGGGCGCCGCAACTGCGCTCGCCTCGCCCGCCGGCATGGGGGGGTTTGCTGGCGCAATCGAGGGCTACAACCAGTTCGGGGAATACAACGCACTGGCCAACAAGCCAGGCGTGACGGGTGACCAGCTCAGCCGGCAAGCGGCTGACGGCGTAGGGAGCACGCTGGCACGCGGGGTGTTGACCACCGGCGGAGCGGCCATCGGCGGTACTCTTGGAGCGCTTACCCCTCTGCCAGGTGGGGCGGCTGCGGGCGCTTTGGTTGGGGGCGTTCTCGCTAACAAAGGGTTCGACAACACCCGCGACCGCTTGGCTTCTACTGGGCTGGCCCTCAGCAAAGGCGAGTTTGGCGACGCCACCAACGCCTTCTTTGGCTTTCCAGGCAGCTACGGGCCAGTAAGCGACAAGGCCCGTGCACAGGCCGCTGCAACCGCCGCTGCTCAGCCCACCGCACCCCAGACCCCGACGCAAGCCAGCTACTCCAACGAGGGCAGGAACTACCCGGCCAGTGCTGGGGGCAAGGCGTTCTACAGAGGCGACGTCAACAGCAACTACGACTTCACAAAAGACCTCGCCTCCGTACCGGCCAACCTCCCCAACGATCTGCGCAATGGCGTGATCTACAAGACCAAAGACGCCAACGGCGGCACGGTGTATTCGGGTATGAACGTGGGCAGCAAAGCGTCGATCGTTGACGGTGCTGGGCGCACTCTCAGGGCGATTGACGCCTCGATCCCGCAAGGTGCGGCAGAGCGCTTCGTTGGTCGAGACGAGTCTGGAAACTTCCTCACACCAGAGGCAGCAGAAATGCGCAGCTTGCGCTTGTCGGGTGGCAAGACTGCAAGCGGCTTCGACCCCAGTTCTGCTCTCACGGGTGCGCAGCAGGCACAGTACAACCGCGAAGTCGCGGAAGCCCAAGCCATCAACGCCGCAGGTGCCATGGTTGGTGCTCAAAGTAGCATCGCTGACCAGGTCAAAGAACTCCGCGCAGCGGGTATCAAAGTATCGAACCAGACGCTTCGTCAGCTCCTGAGCGACCAGACAAGCCGCGCTAATAACCGGGACAGCAACTCGGCAAGTGTGCGCACCACCGGCATGAACAACTCGACGAGTTTGCGTACCACCGGCATGAACAACGAGGTCAGCTTGCGTGGCCAAGACATGGACCTCCAAGGCCGTTTGCTGCCCAAGCAGATGGAGCTGGCGCAGGCTGCTCGGATGCGCGAGCTGCGTGCCGACATCTTCAAACAGGCGGGTGGTGACCCGATGAAAGCAGCCATGATTTCCCAAGGCTACGGCCTTGACCCGAAAGACTTCCTGGACACAGCCAAGGCTGCACAGGACTTCGGCGCCAACGCCGCCAAGAACGCCGACCGTCGCATGGAGTCTTTGGCAATCAGCTACGACAAGGACGGCAAAGCGTACGTTGATCCGGGCAAGCTCGCCCAGGTCCGTGCCAGTGTGTCCGAGATGGCCCCAGGATTCCAAGGCGCCAGCGAGCCCGAACAACAGGCAGTCATGCCGCAGATCGTTGCCGGTGAGACGATGCGTCAGGAAATCAACCGCACTCAGAACAACAGCCGATGGGATCGACTCGTGGGGAACCGCAAGCCCGACCGCACCAAGCTCGATCTGCGTGACGCCAAGATGGACGGCATCGCAGGTGCTTGGGATGCACTGGGGCCAGAGGTCGAGTACGGTGATATTGCCCTGCGCCTGGGTGACGGCTCGCGCCAGTTCATCTCGAAAGAAAAGTGGAACCAGACGCAACGCGAGCTGCTTGAGGCTGAATCCAAGAAGAAATAACCAAGGACCGACCCATGGCCACCCTGCGCGACAACCTGTTTGCACGCCCTACCGTATCGACCACAGAGCTGGACCGGCCTTACATCGAGGGGATGTCGTCCCTGCGCCGCGGCTGGGAAGCCGGGCGTATCGGCACCGAGGCCAACAGCCTGGGCGCTGAATGGGCCAATGCGAATGCAGCAGGAGATACAGCCCGTGCTGCGTCACTGCGCGAGCAAGCCGATGCGCTACAAGCGCGCCGCAACATCTACTCCCCAGAAGTAAACCGGGTGGAAGATGTCAAGGGCGTCGACAGCTTGATGGGCTACGTCGGTGGGCAGGTGGGGCAGGGCGCTGCGTCCATGGTCGACCCGGTGCTGGCCAGCACGGGGGTCGCAGCCGTCGGTACTGGGCTGCGGTTCTCGTCCAACCCGATCGCCAAGGCGGTGGGTGCTGGCCTGCAGACGCTTGGTGCTCCAGCAGCAGCGTACGCCATCAACCAGAATCAGCTCAAGGGCGAGTTCGCCAACGACGCCTACCAGGACAAGGAGCTGATGGCGCGTACGTCGGCCAAGGACTTCAATGACACGGCCAGTATGTATGGTTACGCTGCCGGTGCATTGGACACAGTGCTCCCAGCCATGGTCGGCCGCACACTGGGTGGTGCAGGCCTGCGCATGGGTGCAAAAGAAGCCGCCGGCACGTTCGGTGGTCGCCTCGTGCGCAACATGGGGCTTGAGGGCGCTACTGAACTGGGTCAGGACGTTGGCAGCAAGGCGACCCAAGGGTACTTGAACCCGAACCGCGACACGTCCGAGGACGCCTCGTCCTACCTCAACAGCTTCGTGGGTGGTGCTATTGGCGCGGGGCCATTTGCCGCTGCAGAAGCATTGGGCGCGTCTGGCACCCAGCGCATCAACGGCGTGGCGGGTGCGGTCAAGGACACCGCAGGGTCTGTGGTCGACATGGCCCGGCCGTACGCTGAAGCAGGCATGGACAAGGCGGGTGAGGTGGCCGGCAAAGTGCGTGACAAGGTCATTGACCTCGCCACTGGCGAAGACGGCACACAGTCTGTCACGGCGCTGAAGGACAACCTCAAGGCCGCGAGCCAAGAGCTGAAGTCGAAGTGGCAGGCCACGCAGGAAGAGCGCGACCTGATCATGGGCAACCCGCCAGCTGAGTTGCAGGGCAGCCAGGACCCGAACGCATGGCAGCTCTGGCAAGAGCAGAACGAGCCCAAGCGCATGCAGGCAATCGTTGACCGGCTGGACGCCATGGGTCAGAGCGGCGACCAGACCGCGGTGGACCTTGTTGGCCGGATCATGAGCGATGACCCTGTGGCTCAGCAGACCGCTGTTGAAGAGGCTGCAGACTACATCGTCGGTCAGAGCGAGATAGCGCAGCTGGAGAAGCAGGCCGGTCGGTTCGGTGAAGCTGCGAGCAAGGGCGGTAAGCTGATTGGCAAGGCAGCCATGTGGGCTGCGCGCAAGGGGTTCGACGCCGCCAAGGGCTTCGGTCAGGCAGTGTGGGACGGGGCAAAAGAGGGCAGCAAGAAGAACGCGCAGGCTGCCGGCAACGCCGACCGTATGGCCGAGTACCTTTCTGCGACAAGCCAACGCAAAGGCCCCATCGCCGAGCTGATGCGCGACATGGGCTACGAGATCGCCGAAATGGCGGACTTGGCCGAGGTGAACCCCAGCACCGCAGCTCCTGACTTGCGCCGCAACCTCAACAACAGCACGTTCAGCCTGGGCGTGAACCGTATCGTCAACAGCCTGCGTGTGGCTTATGGCGCACAAGCAGAGCAAGTTGTCGGTAATCTGCGGCAGATGGCGGCGCCCAGTGCTGCGCCAGTGTTTGATGCGATGGCGCAGGAGCTGACTGCTCAACGTGCCGACAAGAGCGGTGCTCATACCGCACAGATCCGCTCGACCGCTGCTGCTGAACTGATGGGTGCAGTGGACGCCGAGACCGAGACCAAGCTGCTGAAAGAAGGCATCAACCTGCGTGCGCCGGAAAGCCAGCGCCAACTGCTGGGCATGGTCGAGGCTGTGAGCCTGGGCCGCGCTGCGCCACAAGCGCGCAAGGCCTTGGAGAAGTTGGTAGGCCGTGACACCCTGAACCGCATGTTGGCCGTAGTGGCGCCGCAGACCGAGCAGGACGGCGATGAGAGTCACGTCAACGACGGTGAGGTGATGGAAGAGGGCTTCACTGTTGACGAGGACGGTGAGGTAGTTGAGAACAGCTCGTCGGCCTACGACCAAGAAGCTGCACTCAAGACGTTTGCCAAAGGCGAAGGCAGCAAGGTGTATGGCTTCTTCGGCACCGGCAACCGCACAGACCTGGACAGCCGTGATCCGTTCGCTGCCGACGTCAAGGGCATGACCCGTGAGCAGTACAAGCAGTTCCAGCAAGAGAACATCAATCGCCAGGCCATGGGCGAAGACCCGCTGCCCGACCCGCGTCGCCGTCCGCGCCTGTTCACCAAAGGGCAGACGCTGAGCGAGAAGGCTGGCGGTGGTATCGCCATTGACAAGCGCGTTGCTGACCTGGAGAAATACCTGCAGGTTGACCGCACACCTGAGCGCATGGCTGCGCTGATGGAGCAAGAGGGCAACAAGGCCGGTGCTGAGAAAGTCCGAGCCCTGATAACCCGCGGCGATGAAAGCGCCCAAGCCACGCTTGATAGCGCGATGAAATCGTTCTTCGTCAACCGAGCAGGTGGTTGGCGTGTGGGTGCAAAACCCGCGTGGGATGTGCTGCAAGGGCAGAACGCTCAGCCCACGAAAGTGCTGTCGTTGTACCGCGACTACCTGCGCCAGGACGGTGATACCGAACGCGCTGAGTTGGCCAATCAGGTGCTGCTGGATGAGATGGACCAGAGTAAGGGCTCTCGCGCCAACTTCCGCGTCCAGGCCGGTGCGCGCAAGAAAGTCAAAGCCGACGCTGAAGCCTACTTCCGTGAGCGCGAGCTTGCTGTGGCCGAGCGCCTGAGCGACCGCGACAACATGAAGCTCGACGAGACCGAGCTGTTGTCACTGCATGACTCTGGCTTCAAGGTGGTGAACCGCGCCCGCAGTTTGGAGGGTCAAGGCAACAAGCAGATCGCTGCCGCCAACATCCTGACGTTCAAGTCGGCGCTGAGCCCGAATGGCGGTCTGCTCCACGTCAAAGTCTCTGACCTGGTACGCCTGGTGCAGCAGCGACGCAACGAGCGCACAGCCAACGACTTCGAGGACACATCTGGGTATTTCGGCAACGGCAACAAGAACCGCACCTACCTGGACCTGGTGCTTGAGGGCGTCGGCATGATCATGGACACCGGTCGTGTGGAAGGCTGGCCCTACAAGCTCAACGAGAAGAACGGCAAAGAGTATTTTGGTGAGGGCAAGAACGGTGTGCCTGACAGCTTGATGTTGGCGACGACGACAAACGGCGGGATGCTGTATGGGAAAGAGCAGAACGCTGCCGGGAAGGCCGGCGAAAAGATCGCCCCGATCGCTGGACCTCGTGACCCACGCTCTGTTGAAGATGCCCGCACTGACGAGTACCAAGAAAAAGTGGCACGGGATCAAAACGACCGCGCTGATTTCTTCAGCCCTGATTCCCGCCAAGAGCAGGAGCCGAGCGGGTACAAGCTGAGTACCAAGGCGCCGCGTGGCAAGCAGATCCACCTGCCCACAGTGGCAGTGTTTGACGACCTGGACAGCAAGCGCGGGCTTCAGCGCAACGCCGGCTTCCAGGGTCTGCAGACTGCGAACCGCACCGACGTAAAACCCCACGAGGCAAAAACCACCGATCTCAAAATGACCCCGCTCGACGTGGCGACCAAACCAAAGGGCGGTCGCGCCGTGACCGGTGCACCGGACGATTTCGCCGACCAGCGTGCGCGTTCCATATCGCAGGGCTACACCGCCGACTCAGGCACAAAGCAAGGGCAGACCTACCCCAAGGCCAAGATGGAAAGTCGTGGCACGGCTCTTGGCCAACAGCTGGGGCAGTTGCTGAGCACGGACTTCGATGCCGGTATGGCTGAAGTCGACCAGTGGCTGCGCATGGCCCAGGCACCAACCTACGCCAAGGAAGGTGCTACTGGTGGCGCGCACCTCGCGATGCCTGTGGCTGTAGCGCTGAGTGCCGACAACCTGGGCATGGTGGATGCCGGTCCGAAAGACCACGAGCGGCTGCAGGCTGCACGTGCACAGGTGCTGCGTATCGTGGCCGACAGCGACCTCGCCCAGAAGGACAAGCTCAAGGTGGCCAAGGCCCTTGTGGCTGCCGACGTACGTGAGAAGCTGACGGTCATGAACTTGGACAAGTTCCTGGACAGGAACGCAGCTCCGGCCAAGGAGGCCGGGGCTCCCGTGGGAAAGTCCCAGTCCGCGCCCAGTGGGTCGCGTAACGCTCAAAACGACCAACCCGGCTCTGCGCCCAAGTCCACCTGGCAGGAGCGCAGTCAGGCACTGACCTACATCCGCAACGCCCTGGGCAACAAAGTCAAGGTCGAGTTTGCGGACATCACCGGCTACTCGGGTGAGTTCATCGACGCCGATGACTTGATCCGCATCTCCACCACCCCGGCGGCTGGCACGCTGCAGACCGCCTACCACGAGACCCTGCACGCCTTCTTCAAGCAGTTCGTGCGCAGCAACCCACTGGCCATGGACGTGATCAAGGCCCTGGCCGAGCACAAGCCGACCCTGGAGCGGGTACATGCCCTGCTGGATGGCTACCCCGAGGCGCAGGCTGCGCTGGCCAACGGCGAGGAGCGGCTGGCCTACATGTACCAGTTCTGGGCTGCCGACCTGCTGGATTTGCCCTACGGCAAACCCCGTACGCTGTTCCAGAAGCTCTTGAAGTTCTTCAGGCGGGTGTTGGGTCAGGTGAGCGATTTGGAACGCTCTGCGGACCTTCTGATGGCTCTGCACACCGGTCAGCTGGGCGGTGACCCCAGCGTGGCGGGTAAAGTCGTGGCCAAAGCCCTGAACCAGGGTACTTGGACCAAAAAGCAGCTGCGAAAAATGGACGGTCTGGTACAAATGATAGCTGCCGGCGTCCTTCCTGCCAACGACGTCCTGAGAAACAGCGACAGCATGACGTCCAAGAAGCTGGGTGTGACGTTCTGGACCAACCCGGGTGAGGGCAGCGATGGCTCTGCCCAAGAGGGTTACCTCAACGCACGTCACCGCATGGCGGCACGGTACGTCAACGAGTTCAGCCTGTTTATCTCAGACCTGAACGACCGCGACCTCAAGGCCATGACCACGGCCCTGCAAGCGGAGAATGACGACCTCGACAGCATCGCCCATGCACCGACGCGTGAAGCCGCCAAGCGCACGAGGGCGCTGATCCAGCGGTTCCGCAAATACATGGTCGAGGAAAAAGGCCTGCAGCTGGGCGACCGCGGGCCAAACTACTTCCCCCGGGTCTGGGACACCGAGGCACTGATGGCAAACCAGACCGAATTCCTGACGCTGCTGACGACGAAGTACGGCAGCATGTTGCATGGAAACAACGATCAGGAAAAACAGAAATCTGCCATGCGCCTGTTCAACGCGCTGATCACCAACAACATGGTGGACGGCAAGATGCCTGCACAACGCGAGGACGGGGTGTTGACGCCATTCTTTGCGCAAGGGCAAGGGCGTGACATGGCATGGCTGGACGGTGCTGACATTGCCAAGTTCCAGAGCAAGGACGCCATCAAGACGCTGACGACCTATTTCCACGCTGGCGCACGTGCTGCAGAGTACGCAGCACGGTTTGGCCAGAAAGGCGAGAAGCTCAGCGCTGCGCTGAACAACGTAGAGATTGAGCTCATGGAAGCGGCGGCCAAGCGCGAACGCCGGGGCGAGTTCAAAGACGCTGAAGCCCGCAACAAATGGGTGGCGCGGCAGATGCGCGATGTGAACCAGGCGGTTGAGGCCATGGAAGGCTCGATCGGGCAGAACTCTGAAGGCACCGCCATGCGCAAGTTCGGCAGCGCCATGACCGTGTACCAGAACGTGCGGCTGCTGCCGCTGGCGATCTTCTCCCAGGTGGTGGACCCACTGGGTATGCTGGCGCGAGGCGCGACCATGAAGCAGGCCTACGAGTCGTTCCTGCGGGGCATGAAGGAAGTGGGTCAGAGCTGGGCCGACATGTTCCGCGAGGTGCCCAAAGAGCGCCGCCCTGACCAATGGGAAAAGCTCGCCATGGCTGTGGGCTCTGTCGATGCTGCGATGTTCAGCCACCACGTGTCCGAGGAATACTCGTCGACCTACATGAGCCCGACTGCACGCAAGATCAACGACAAGTTTTTCCGGCTCAACGGCATGGAGGCATGGAACCGCGGCATGCGTGTGGGTGCCACCAAAGCGGCGGTGCAGTTTTTGGAGCACCACAAGCGCACACCGAGCGAGCACAGCATTCGTTGGCTCAAGGAGTTGGGGCTGGCACCCAAAGACCTGATTGTCGACAGCGATGGGGCGTTGCTCACGGACTGGCGCAGCATCAAAACCGCCACCGGCATGAACGAAGAACAAGCGCGTGCACACACCGACCGCATTCACTACGCCATCAACCACTGGGTGCAAGGCGCGGTGCTGACACCAAACGCAGCGCAACGCCCTGCATGGTCGAGCGACCCGAGCTACAGCATGTTCTTCCACTTGAAGCAGTTCAGCTACAGCTTCCACAAAACCATCCTGCATCGTGCGGTCAAGGAACTGGAGTACGGCAACCTTGCACCGTTGGGTTCGTTTGCTTGGTACATCCCGGCCATGATCGCTGCGGACGTGACCAAAGGCCTGATGCTCAACGGCGGGGAGTTGCCACAGCACCTCAAGGGCATGGACCTGGGTGAGTGGGTGATGCACGGACTTGACCGATCTGGTGCACTGGGCATCGGCAACATCGGTGTCGATGCAGCAGGTGACTTGGCGTCAATGGGTGGGCCGGCGGTCGAACAGATCATTGACGGCTTCCGCGATGACATGGGTGCGACAACGCTGAATGCTCTGCCCGCGCATGGGTTGTTCAAAGCACTGGTAAACTGACCCCGCGCCCCATACCTGCTGTGAGCAAAAAGAAAAGCGGCCTCGGCCGCTTTCTATACCTATTTACTTCTCTTTTATCTTCTTACATTCTTACATTCTTACACTAGAAAAGTTTAAATTGAATTAAAAGTAGAGAAGAGAGTAATAAAGAGTGAATAGGTATATATAAAGTTAGAAGTCGCTGTAAGCCGTAAGTCCGTGGGTCACGCCGCTCGCTTGGCTTGTACCCATTTGTAGGTTCCGTGGGCGACGATCATGATGCCGACTGCAGCGCGCAGTGCTTTGTATGCAGCGCGGATGATTCGGGCGATTGAGAAAAATAGTGTCATGCTTCTTCCTTGAGTTTGACGTGCGTGGCTCCCCAGCATTCGTCGGTGATGATTTCCACGTAGCCTTCTTGTGGGTCGAGTGGGTTGACCATGTAACGCGAGATGATCTGTCCGGCGTCTCGCATTGCGGTTTGGTTGCGCCTTCGTTCAAGCGCGGTCACGACACCATGGTCGTTGATGGCGTGTCGCGCCACCATGTCCAGCGGCACACGTTTGAGCTTGGTTTTGGTAGCGTCTGAGACTTTGAGTTCACCCAACAAAAAGTTGCTGTACATCAATTTGCCTTTCTCTTGAACAACGGGCTGAGCAAAAAGCTCAGGACGAGAATGAGGGCGGTATTTTCAGGGCAGCGCGCCCTTGCTGTGACAGGCTGTGACAAACGATGTGACAACGATAGGCCGTTCGTCACCTCTTTAGGCCGGTTCTGTTGACGAATGATAAAAATAAAGGGCTTAGAATTTCTTCTAAGCCCTTGATTTATAAGGAAATTTGGTAGGCGCAATTGGACTCGAACCAACGACCCCCACCATGTCAAGGTGCGCGAACGACACAAATTCACGTTATGAATCAACAGGTTAGGTCCTACTGTGACAGGCTGCTGTGACAGCCACAGCCTACAGTACTTCCAGTTCAAAATCTCCGTAGTACATGCCGTCGTAGTACAGGAGGTCATTGTGGAAATACATCGGGTCACCTTCGCCCATGGGGCCAGTCCCTTCATCATCCCCAGCAGCACACAAGTTGATGAAGCTCAGGTAGGTGAAGTGGCACCATGCCAACGGTCCGATGTAGGGTCCGTTGGGCCCCCAGTCGTCCATGTCCGCATCAGGCGCAGTCCTCCCGTGCAGCAGCCGGAGGTACATCCCCGATTTAGTTGGCATTGATGTTTCGAGTTTTCGGAGGTAGTTTTCGTTGTTCATGGCTGTCACCAATAAAACAGTTGCGGTTCTTCTTGCCCGCTTAGCGGGTCGTCGTCACCGGCACGGATGTTGTCAAAGTCGCGCACGATGAAATCAACTTGAATGTGCTCAGGCAGCGGATCTCCTTGCACGCTCTGAACAACACCTTCTTCTACGTTGATGACGAAGCGAACGGGGGTGCTCATAGCGACTCCTCAAAATGCTTGTGCGCAGCCGTGATGCACTTGGCGTGCATGACGACGTTGTCCCACCAGTCGTCACCACCCATGTGTTCTACCTCGTGCCACCGGCGCACGCCGGGGTAGTTTTCAAGGACGTCGTCGGGTGGGTCCTCGCTGTAATCGATGGCGTTGTAGATCAGTGCCGCTTGTTCATAGTCCTGAACGCCACTGGTAAAAACCAGGATGGCCGCGGCTTTGGCTGCTTTTGAGATCATGTTTTCTCCTATCAGGGATGTACTTGTCTGGGTTGGCCATCAAGCCCCGGATGATGCGGTTGTTGATGTCGCGCATCCAGCGCATCTGGCTCGGAGACAAATGCCGACGTTTTTCTTTGCCGGCTAAAAACTGAATGTCCGCCAGGCTTAGACAACCAGCCGCATACGCGATGGCAACAGCCCGTACCCCCGGGTGGTGGTAGACGCTCTTGTCTATCTTTTTGACCAACTTGAAGATTTCTTTGGTGTGCTCTGCGTGTGCAATAGCGCCGTCGAAATGCTTGATACATTCATTGCCTACGTGTGTCGTGTTGTTGTTTTTACGGTTGGTTATGTAGCAGTGCTCTTTAATCCGTTTGCCACATAAGCAATACCCCTCGTCACGGTATTCAACATGCGAGAGACCCCACTCGCGCTTTGCTTCTTCCCAAGAATCGGCAAGGCTGAGCGCAATGATTTCGCGGCGCAACTGCCCTTTGTCCGAGTTGTCGTCACTCATGTTTCCCTCTTGCGTTGCCGGTAACTACAGGTTTGCGCTTCTTCGGTCCGGTATATATTTCGGCAAGGTCCGGCGCAGTGGCTAGGACGTGCTGGCGTATGCGATCTAAGGCAACCACGGCGTAACCAAGTTCTTCGCCGTACTCCTTGTGGTGGGCTTTAACGGCGGCAAGAAAACCGTCGAGGACGCTCAAGTTCAGCAAAGCGTGCAGTGCTTCAGTGGAGATCATGTTTTCTTCCTCACGTTGTTGGCAAATTGCGCTGCAAACCCCGGCGAGTGGTGCGCGTAGTTGAGTACCATACGAAGGTCAGCCCAGCCACCCAGTTTCTGCAGTACCTCAAGAGGCGTGCCGTTCTGGACGTGCCAAGTGGCCCAGGTGTGACGAAAGCCGTGCCAGGTGAATTCAGGTACACCAGCTCTCCGGCACGCGTCGGTGAAGGCGTACTTCGGTTTCGCCATCGGTTTGCGCCTGAACGTAAAGACGAACTCAGGGTGTACCCCTTTCTGGGACTCGATGGCCTTGAGGGCCTCGTCGTTGAGCGGGACTGCCAAGTGATCGTCGTCCTTGGTCTCGGCAGCATGTACGACGGCAAGTTTTCGGTCCAGGTCAACATCGGTCCAACGGAGTTTGAACACGTTTGACTGACGCAGTCCTGTATTGACTGCAAACGCTGCTGGTGCCACAAGGTGTGCGGGTAACTCGTCATGAAGCCGTTCCCATTGTTCGTGTGTGATCCATTCGCGGGTCTTCTTTTTCTTGTCGCGGCGCACCGGTATGTCAGGGACTTCAGCCAACCATCTGCGCTTTTTGGCTACGTTCAAGATGGCCACGATCATGGTGCGGTAGCGCGTGTGCGTGCCTGCTGTGCGGCAAAAGCTGAGCGCTTTGGCGATGTCGTCACCCTTGATGCGTGTCAGTGGGCGGTCTGCGTACAAAGAATTGAATTTGCGCAGACTCAGCAGTTCGGATTCGCTGCGCTCTTCGATATCGAGCCAGGCGTTTACGGCTTTGCCCCACGTGTTGCCAGGGAGTGAAGCAGTTGGCGCGAGCTTCCAGAGTTCGGCTTTGATCTCGTCGTGGATGCGCTGCGCTTCTGCGCGATCAGTCGTTCCAGTCGAACGTCTAACGCGAGGGTGGTTTGGGTGCGAGATGTTGACCCACCAGATGTGGGTGTTTTTCCGTTGGTAGATAGACATGAATGCTCCTGGTTGTGGTACTGGGCCTGCATGAAGGCGACCAAGTCGGCCTCCAGAAAGACCCACGACCTACCGATCTTTGCTCCGGGTATTAACCCCACACGCGCACGCTCCCGCAACGTGTCCTTATGGACACGCAGCAAGGATGCAGCCTCGACGAGGCCCAACGTGCGCGCAGGGTGCATGGTTTACTGCGCCGTCAGCTTTTGAGTAATAGCAACGACGTCTTCGCCAGAGGCGAGTAAGTTGAGGAACCCAATCAGCTCTTCTTTTTTGGTGGGCACTTCAACCTCTTGGGTCATCAAATCTTTGCGCTTGGCGCCTTGTTCGACGAGTGTCTTTCGTGCGCTGGCGGCTTCACTTTGTGAGCCAGCCCAGATGCTGTTCAGCGGGGATTCGTTGGCGGTGACCAGGTAAAGTCTCATGCGGTTTCCTTTGCAAGTTGTGAATAGATGCTTTCGAGCTTCTCGGTAAGCATCTGGGTGGTGGCGTCAGGCTTGGCCTCCAACAGGTCATAAATGACCTCGTTGTCTTCCTTGCCGAACCAGGTCTTTATGTACGTGCCCTCCTTGTAGCCATGGCGTTGGCGGAACACGTTCAAAATGTTCTTGGTGCGATACAGCAGATCGAGCTTCTCCCAGCTGAGCTGGGTCTGGTACATCAGCAGATCAAACGCAGTCATGTGGACGTGGCTGGCAGCGGCGTTGGCCACCAGTACGTGGGTCAGATCGCGTGCGTTCAGCCCTCGAACGTCCACATTGCTGTAGCCCATAGGCGCCAGATACTGGGGGTTCTTCAGGGCGTAAGAGAGGTTGCCCAATGCCTCCTCGGCGTCGCCATCACAGGCAGCCAGCTCGTTGGACAGGATGAAGTGCCAGATATCAACCAGTTCCAAGTGCACCTGGGCGGTGTTGGGCTCTTGCTGTTTCCACCATTTCCATCCGTAGTGATCGAGCAATTCGACCCCTTCGACCATGATGGCGCGGGTCCAGTTGTAGCGTGCTTGCACCCAATCAGGGTTGACCACCCGGTTGAGTTGGTTTTGCAGCAGCAGGTGTTCAGCGAGTCGTTCACGAGAGATCATGGATCTTGCTCTCCTTTTCATGGTCACGTTTTGGTAGAGGCGCCCAGGCCAGAGCGTCGTCACCCCACACGCCAATGACGCAGACGCCTAGGCGGGTGAGGATCAGACACTTGGTTCCGCGGGGGCAGGGCGGGTCGCCCGCAGCGGGGTATCGGTATTCGGCATTGCCGGATATGTGGGGGATTTGTGTTGTCATAGATCGCGCTTGTCGCGTAGGCCCAGGTAAACCGGGTGGCGGGGTTTGTCTTTGACGCCGACGGGGAAGAACTTGTACTTGACTGTCAGCGCGCCGGGCTGCGCAAAGCGGTCTTCCCAGAACTGCACCCTGTCGTTGTCGTTAAAGCCCGTACCGACCTGAAACTCGACGCCTGTCTTAACGTCTTTGACCAATAGCGCACCCATGCGCCCTTTGCCATGTTTGTTCTCTTTGTGGCTGCTGCGTTTGGTGCGCCCCAGCTCATTGGTCGTGGCTTCGTTGCCGTTGAACATCTCTTCGATGACTTCGAGCACAACGGCCTCGCTGTCCTCAAAACGCTTGAGCTTGAGAAGCAGACCTTCCTTGGCAGTGCTGCGGCCAAACTTGTAGTGGCCGTCAGGCTTGCGCAGGATCACGCCTTCGTAGCCCTCTGCAGTACGAGCTGCCTCATAAGTCAGTAGGTCGTCTGGGTGCTCAATCAACTTGTGCTCTAACACACTGATGTAAGAGGGCAGGTAGCCCTCTTGCAGCCGTTGAAACCGAGTGGCCCAGGGTTCGGGCTCGGTGTGTAGATCGAACACGTGGTAGACAAAGTTCGGGCTGCCGTCTTTGCTCATAACGCCACTGACTGTGTTGCGGTACACGTCGTGGTCGGTCGGACTACCGACAATCAACTCACCGTCGTAACCTTCAAACACGGGGTCGCTCAGCAGGCGCCGTATGTCGTCGTTGGGTATGTCTTTGAGCGCACGGGTTAGCGCTTTGCCTCTCACGACTGAGCACCGAATCCCATCCAGCTTGGGGCTGGCAAACACCGGGTATCGGATTGTTTCTACGTCGGCAGGGGATGCCAACATGGGTTTGAAATTCATGCTTTTTTCCTCTTCCCCGGCTCGGGCGGGTTCATGCTGTCCATCACGAGCTTGAGCACACGTTGTGCAAAAGGGTCGTTGGCTTGTGCTCGGTGAATGACGACCTTCATCAGGTCTTCGGCGTTTTTCACGGCGTTGTTTGCAGCCGGTAGGACTTGCACGGTCACGCGTTCGGTTTTGGAATCAAACACCCGGCAGACAATCCAGCCATAGGCCTCGGCCTGAGATCTTTCGGCTTCGTTTAACATATCTTTAAAAGATGAACGATTTAAAGGGCGAAGAAAACCCGCCTAAGCGGGTGCTTTTCGGTCGGCCCAGATTACTTTGTTTTCTTGATCTTGATCGAGAAGCCAGGCAGTTCTATGTTGATGAACTCGCCATCTTCTGCAATGTAGAGGTTGGGCCTGTCAGCGATTGTTTTGGGTTTGTAGATCTGGGCTTCGGGAGGTTCTCGCCACTCCGGCGTACCCTTGTTGCGCCATATATACGCCCACCGGGTGCGGCTTCTGCCAGAGTTGTCTGTAGTGGCCGCGACACGGCTGACAAGGCCTTTGCGGTATAGCACCCCAAGGTAGTCGGAAACTCTGTTTGCAGACGGCGCCAGTGTTTTGATTTGCGGTAAATTGAACAGCTGGTTGCAGTCCATCGGTTCCAGGGCCTCCTTCAACACAGCTTCGAGCGCCGGGTAGAGTTCGTTGTGGCCTTCAAAAGTCATGATTAACCTCCAATTAACGGTACTGCCTCCCTAATCGCTCTTGTTGAGTCTGGCAGTACAGGCAGCGATAGTAGCCGAGATTTACCCGAGCGGGATTGATCGAGTCACCACAGCTGCACGTGCCGTCGAAACCCGGCGGCGGGCCTGCGCGTTTGCGCGCATTCTCGATACCGCACTGAACCTGGGCGGTTGCATGCTCTTCAGCGTATTCAAGGTATTTCTCATCCATGGGTCTGGGCTGCGATCCAGTCAGCAACTGACTTTCGCGACTGCGCTTTTTCGACGAACGCAGAAGTTTGTATTGGCGACTGCCAAAGAAGGCCAGGGAACACGACTCCGCCTGCTTTACAGCCCGCTATGACCCCGACGTTGCGACCTTCGTTGAACCGGTCCTCTAGCCACTTTTGTTGCAGGGCGGTGAGGTATTTGTTGGTGTCTCTGAGGTCGATCAGCGTGGTCGGTCGTTTGGGCAGTTCCACAAACTTGTATTCAATCCACAAGTCGCATGCGTTGCCGGAGTACCAACAGTCGGCGATGCCGCTGTTGTACTGGTTGTTGTTCTTCATGTGGTAGATCTCCACCGGCAGATACCGGTGGATCGACCCAATGAACGTGTTCTCTGGCCCTTTGCTCATGCTTCGCCGGAATCTTCGTCGAGATAAACGACCTGGAAGTCGCCGGTGAAACCTTGCTCACGCGCCATCTTTTTGATCATGTCCAGCGTGATAGCGTCCTCATGGACTTCTCCGCAGTCAAGGCAACGCTCAGCTTTTGCGGCAGGCTTGGTAGCCTGTGCGCTTCTTGGCTGTTCTTTTGGTTGCATCAGCTCCAAGCGCTGTTCCACCAAACGGATGTAGCCGATGATGTCGTGCCAAGAATCAAGATAGTCCGGGTCGCCGTTGAGGATGCGACCGATCTTGTGGGCCGTCATCTCCAGTGCTTCTTTCTGGTCTGCAGCCAAGTCATCCCAGTTGGGAGTGTTGTGCATGACATCTTTGAGGTCTTGCGTTATGTCGGCGTGGTCAGAAAAATCACCGTAGCGGCTGCCGCGCTCTTCAAGCGTTGCGTCAATGTGGCTCATGCTTTGACTTTCGTGGGTTTGGTTGCTCCAGCACCGAACAAAGCGGCGTGGATGGCTTGTATCGTCTGCGCTTGCTGATAAGCGTCAGACAGTGCGTTGTGCTTGACTCCCGACGGGGGCAACCGAATGTCTTTGGCGCCGGGCAAGTTTTTGTAGGTGCGGTAGCAGCGGGAGTTCCAAAACTTCCAGGGCGCTGCAACACCTATCTGGCTGTAGGCATGCGCAAGCATGGGCAGGTCGAAATCTGCTCCATTGCTCCACACTGTGTAGCCGTCATCTCCGATCCAGTCACTGAGGTCTGTCAGCGCTTCGCTGAGCGTGATCTTGGCCTCGTGAAAGACTTGCTGCGCCGCGGCTTCTTGTTTGAGCCACCACAACAAGGTGTCTTCCTGGACACGGCGCCCAAGACTAAGATTGCTCTCGATGTCGATCGATGCGTAGAACCCTGCATCGTCGATTTTCTTGGAGTTCAAGTCGAACTTGACCGCACCAACAGACATGATGACAGCGTCGGCTGTTGTACCCAGCGTCTCGCAGTCCAGCATAATGTGTTTCATTTTTAGCTTCCTATGTGTGTGTGACAGAAATGAAAGTTGGCGACTCTATCACAGATAAAAGATCGATGGCATCCCCTATTTAGGGGATGCCACCCACACTTACGCAGCTTCCGCAGCAGGCTCCAGCGCCGCCAATTTGGCGTTCAGCTTGGCTACGCCAGCATCTGCCTTGTCGGTGGCTTTCGCGAGCTTGCCAGCAGTGGCGTCAACGGCTTTTTGAGCCACAGCCACCAGCTTGTCGGCTTCTTTCTTTGCGGCGGCCAAGGCCTTTTCCGCGGCTTTGTGGTCGCTTACAAATTTGCCGTGTTCAGCCTTGATGGCTTTGATAGCGACGGCCAGATCTTTTTTCTGGGCAGCGACTTCGGCTTTGGACAGGGTCTTAGGTGCTTTTGCCATGGTGTTCCTTTTGGTTGGCAGTTGAAAAACGGCCCAGCGAAGGGCCTGGGGGGATTTGTTAACGGCGGGCGCCGACAGCAGGTTTGCGTGCGACAGGGCGGCCAGCAGGCTTGGCGGGAGCTTGGCCAAAGCCGCTCACGTCTGGCTCTACTGCCAGCAATGCCCGGGCTTCCTCCTGACGGGCAAAGTGCGCAGCCAGGTTGTCGTTGGGGCGCGGGTTGCTGAATGTCAGTGACGCAAATGTTTCGCCGGGGTTGAAATCGACCTCAACGACCACTGCGATCGGCGGCATTTCGAATGTGCGATTGACCGCACCAACGAAACCGTCGAAACCTTTGATGGCAGTGGGCGACACATTGAGCAACCACAGCGGGGTGGACTCGTCAGCATCAGGCGGCAGTACAGCCAACACACGGGTGTTCTTGCAGGCCTTGCCTTTGCCAGCAGAGCCGAACTGGTTCATGGGGCAAGTTGTGCAGTCGTCGCACTGCTTGTCAGGCGCGTTGTTGCTGGGTGCCATGTCCTTGATGATCGGGTGGATGGCAAAGCAATTTGGCGCCGTGATGTTGTTCGGGTCGAAAGAGCCTTCGTAGTAGGTGTTCTTGTTGGTGAAGTCCACCACGACAAGCTCCAAAGGACCGTCGACTTTGTTGCCGTCGGGCAGAAGAAACTTCTTGTCTTGGGTGACCTTGATGGTGCTGCCGGTGGGGGGCGCGGTACGTCCGGCCATAGCGGCTGCTTGAGCTTTCAACGCCTCTTGAATAGAGACGATGCCGCCTGCAGAAGCTTTGCGTGTCGCAACAGCGGTTGTCTTGGGGGTGTTTTTGGCGGTAGCCATGTTCAGTCCTTCAAAGATAAACGATTCGAAATTCAACGAGCGCGCAGGTTGAGGCGTGCTTTGCTGAACGGAGATACACCAGGCACGGTGACGCCTTGTCCCAACAACTCGCGATAGGCCGGATCGGACACGCGACGCTGCAACAAGTGGCCGTACTTCTTCTTGTGGATAAAGGCCCAGAAGGCGTCCCAGTCTTCAACCTGGGCCACGGTGTTGGTGGTAATGGAGACAGTTGCCAGTGCGCCAGACATCTTGTCGACGCCTTGCTCGTTCATCTGTTCCATGAGAGATGACTCGATATCGCCGATCTGACCTTCGAGGTCTTTGATGCTGGCTTCGAGTGCGCGCTTTTTGTCGCGCAAAGCCCACATCTGGTCGATGAGGGCGCCAAGGGGTGGCGTTTTGCCCGCAGGTGCGCGGGTCTTTGTGGCTGTGGCCATGGTGGGTGCTCCTAAGCCTTGCGGCTGGTTCGTCGCGGGGTAATCCGTAACTTGTAACTTTGAATCTTGATTGTAGTCTATCAAAGATAAACGATGTCAAGCCGTGAGTAATTCTTGTTCGTTGGTGTCCTCCTCAGTTTCTTCGTTCGGATCTTTCAGTTCGTCGTCGTCGAGGTTGTCAAGGATGTAATCGATGACAGTCTCGTCGTCGGTCAGGTACTCGTACTCTTCTTCCAGCGCACGGTACAACTCCTTGGCCAGGTCTTGGCAAAGGTCTGTCAGTTCTTCTTCCAGTCGATCCAAGTCGCTGTAGGAGACAGGGTTGGCAATGCCCCAAGCGCTGTGCTGCAGAGGTTCTTCTTCTTCGTCATACGGGTTGTCGGGCAGATGGGCGCCGAGGTCACCGGTCATGGTGTAGGCGTGGGAGTAGCGCCCAGACGTGGAGACTCTGAAATACCACCCTTCGTCTTTGGCCATCGCCAACAGCTCTGGTCTGCCAACCGCCTTGAGTAACAGTTCCCAGTCACCGCCTCTTGCGCCGACGCCTCCAGAAAAGCAAGCTCCGTCGCCCTGACTCCAGAAACCAGAAAAGCTGATGTCGTCTATCTCGATGCCAACGTTGGGGCCTCTTTCGGTCTTGAACCACTCGTAGGTGTAATCCCACCATTCGTGGTCGACGTTGACGTCGCGGTACTCGTTCAACAGCTCGTCTTGGCGTTTGCTGGACAGCGCAGCCCAGCGCGGGTGTTCCGATGCTTTGGTCATGTCATCACCTCATTTCGAGTAGTTGTCAGCAAAACCTCCTTCGGCCGCCAACGGAATGTCAGAGCACCACCACATGGGTGTCGTCATGCACTTCTCCATGAAGTCGTAGCACTTCTGGCCGTCTTTCTTCTTGGGGTGCGCGACGGCTTCGTCGTGCGTGGTCATGACCACCGGGTACTTCTTGTCGATCATCAGCATCTGCTCGGCGACGATGATTCGAGCCAGTGCCTGCACCAGGTTTTCTGTCAACAGGCCACCGTAGATCTTCTTGCGCATGTCACCTGACTGGTAGCTCCACTCGTCCCAACCTTTGTCGCCGCGAGATTGCTTCAGATCCGGGTACTTGAGGCACATGCCGTTGGGCAGGCGGATGTACTCGAAGCCAATCTCCAGGCACTTGTAGCGGATGGGCTCAGCGTGCTCATTGGCCATGTGCTCGATCCAGTCGCTGCAGATTTTCCAGCCGCTGGCGATCTTGAAGTTTTTGCGCCGGTAGATGTTGACGATGCGGTGGCATTCTTCCAGCGGCAGGGCGATGGGCGGTCCACCCAAGGCGCCTTTGGCCAGCGTCATCTGCAGTTTGGGCGCACCCATCTGGTACCCCAGACCCAGCACGCACACTTTGCCGACGTGACGTTCGTTCTTGTCGGCTTTGGTGATCGTGCGCAGGTAAACGTCTGTGGCGAACTCACTGTAGATGTCGCGCTTGTCGCGAAAGCCGTCGAGCAGGTCGTCCTGATCCCACAGCCAGCCGTTGACGCGTGCTTCAATCTGACCGGAGTCAGCCACGCACATGACATGGCCGGCAGCAGCCAGGATCGACAGCCGCAGTTCCCCGCCACGGGTGAGGTTCTGCATGTTCATCTTGTTGTTGCCGCCCCAGCGCCCGGTGTGGGCACGGTAGTAGGCATAGCCTACAGGCAACGGCATGCCGTCCTTGCCGGCTTCCAAGAACCGCTCGGCCCGGGTGATATTGGTCGTGGACTTGACGCTGATGCGCGCATCTACGAGCTGCTGCAACCGTACGCTCAGAGCACTGGCCTTGAGCACGCTGCCTGGGTCGTTTGGGTCGAGGTCCGGGAACAACTCCCAGACTCGGTCGGGCAAGTTGATGAACTCGAGGTCGTCTTTGGCGAAGGCATAGACATACTTCTCGTCGTCAGGCACCAGAGCCTTCTCGGCCGGCGACTTTTTGATGTAAGCCGGGCTGACCTTGTGTGGGACGTCGTACTCGTTGAGGCCGGTGACTTTCAGCAGGTCGGCAAATTTCTCATTGCTGCCGACGACGCGCTTGACGATCAGCATGTCGCGCTCTTCGCCTTCAAGCTCCCGCTCGGCGCGGGTTTTAAGCGTAGTCTTGTCGTCGTACTCACGCGGGTTGATGACGCTCAGCATCAGCGCTTTGCGCTCGGCAACCTCGCGTTCGTACTCAGCCTGGACGCGAGGGATGTCGACACGCAGGACTGGGTTGCAGAACATGCGCGCTGTCATGTGGATCAGCTCCAGCTCGCTGGGTGGGTACTTGACGTGCATCTCCTTGAAAATCTCAAACGTCAGGTCCACGTCTTGTGCGCAGTACAGAGCGGTGGCGTCGTACAAAGCCTTGGGCCAGTCGAGCACGCCTTTGGTGGATTCCAGCGCGCCTTCGATCTTGCTGCCCTTGCCATAGAACTGGGCCACCTCGTCGAGGCTGGCGCCGATTTCATTGCTGTGCAGGCCGCGGGCCATGCCCAAGGTGTCGTGGTACTTGGCGGGTACGACGCCGAAGTGGTGGCTCAGAATGAAGCCGTCGAACTGGACGTTGTGGCACAGCAGGCTGTGCGTGGCCCAGTTGATGGACTTGATGGCCTTGGCCATCTGTTTGGGGCCGTAGATCTTGGTCTTGTTACGGCCGATCTTGATACCAACCATCTGCGCCTTGAACCGCGGGTCACGCACGTACTCGCTGGTGCTGAGCTTCTTCAGCGTGTAGTCGGTGTCGTAGAAGGTCTCGAAGTCCAGCGTGACCAGGCGGTCCCAGTCGATCTCTGCTGGCTTGAAGCTGAACGTAGGGGCGAGCTTCGGTACAAGCGCTTCAGCGATTTTGCGCGTCTTCTTGGTGGCTGACACCCAGCTCATGCAGTTACCTCTTGACGCAAGGTGGACTCAAGACGTTTGATGCAGGCCTGGTAGAACTCGACCTGGGACTTGCTGTAGTCGTAGCGAGTCTGCGCTACCAGCATCTGGCGGCGGGCTTCGTCGAGCTCGATTTGGGCCAAAGTACGAGCCGAAGGCTTTTGGAAAAGTTTGAAGATAGACGATTTCATGAGGCAAACAGGTCCAGCAGGTTTTGCATACGTGCGTTCTTGCCTTGCAAGATTTCATACACGCGGGCGTCGATTGTTCCGGGGGCGATGATCGTGATGGTCTCAGTCTTCTGGGTCTGGCCCATGCGGTGTTGGCGCTTTGAGCCCTGCTCATACAGTTCCAGGTCGTACGTTGGCGAGGACCAGATCGTCGTCGTGCCTTTGGTCAACGTCAGCCCGTGGGCGGCAGACCTTGGGTGGGCGAACATGACCTTGAACCGACCCGCTTGGTAGGCAGCTACCATGCCGGCGCGCTCGTCATCGGTGGTCTCACCGTCCAATACGCAGAACGTAATACCGCGCTTGTCGGCTTCTGCTGCCAGAGCGTCCCGTTGGTGTTTCCAGTGGAAGAACACCAGGCTGTGCTGACGTTCTTCAACCAGGTCGAGCACCATCTTGTAGCGGCCGTCGTCGACAAGAACGCACTCGTTGGAGGCACCATAGACCGCGCCCGATGCGACTTGCAGCAGTTTATTGGCCAACACAGCGGCATTGATGGCGGTCAGCTCCACCACGTCCACAGGACGCTGGCCCAACAACCTTGCAGATGCGTTGGCGGGTGTTTTGCGAGCAAGCTCTACGTACTGCCGCATTTCGAACTCGTCGTAGACCTTGCGCTGCTTGGGCGTCAGCTCGTACTCCATCGTGTACCGGTGGTTGGGCGGAATGTCGACGCAGTCTTCAAACTTGTGCCGAATGACGATGTCCTGCAGCAGACCGAAGACAGCTTCTTCCGCACCGTCTTTGTCGGTCCAGTTGATGGCGTGGGCGTTGCGGCCAACTTGTTTGGGTTCGCACACAGCGTTGCGAAAACTGAAGAACGACGTACCCAGGCGCTTGCCATCGTCAAGCAAAAAGGCCTGGTGCCACACGTCGGTGATGCTGCGCCCGTTGGGTGTCCCCGTCATGGCCCGACGGTGTTTGAACTTTTTGGCGATCTTGGCCATGGCCTTGCTGCGCTGGCTTGTGGCGTGCTTGTAGGCAGACGACTCGTCAATGATGAGCGAGTCGAACTTGACGAAGAACTGGTTGGACTGCTGTGCCAGCCATTTGGCGGCGTCGATGTTGGTCACGTAGACGTCGGCGTCTTGCTTGAACACTTCGCCGCGATCGGCGGCTGTGGCGACGGCCACTTTGAGCCCCGGTGCAAACTTTTTAAAGTCGTTGTACCAAGTGCTGCGCAACAAAGATTTAGGCGCCAAGACAAGAGCGCACTTGCCCTTCTTTTTGCGGCGCTGCTCAAAGTCCCAGATCGCTACCGCGGTCTTGCCTGTGCCTGGGTCGCTGCAGTCGTAGACGATGGGCGTGGTTTTGGCGTGCGCCAAAGATTTTTTCTGGTGAGCAAACGGTTTAATACTGGGTTTCATGTTTCGAGTTCAGATCGTCCGTCGATAAACGATAAAAATCCCGGCTTGTGCGTTCCTTGGCCGGGGCAAGGCGGTTCCTCTGTGTTACGGACGGGCTTGGCCAGCCCGGCAGGTCCTCACACACATCTGATTGGTCGACGCACCAACGGCCTCAGACTACTCCATCGCTCTGCCAGCGGAGATATGGTTACCTGGTGCTTTTTTGTTTCTTCACGCCGACTTGGCACTGACCGCCGTTCCAAGGGCCGTACTGGCAAAACGCGCAGCTGTGGACGTTGGGGTTGGCAGGCCAGTCATTGCAGGTGGTCAGCTTGTGGCCGCGACGGTCGAAGTTGCTGCGGTACTTCAGGCCCTTGTCGCGGGTGTAGGTCACGCTGGTCAGGTTCTCGCCAGGCTTCTGGTCAAGATACCAGAGCTCAGCGGTGACGCGTTCCAGCTGGGGGTAGCGCAAGAACGACACGAGCTGGTACAGAGCAAGCTGCTCGCCGTGCTTGATTTCGTTACCGAACTTGCGGCCGGTCTTGAAGTCAATCACCGTGGCTTCGGTATCGCTGTGAAACACAATGGCGTCGAGTTTGAGGCGCAGCCAGGCTGTTTTCCAGTCGGCCACTTCCCAATCGCGGTTCATGCCCCATTCGCCTTCTAGGCTGACCAGGCCGTCTTCATGCAGCGTACGCAGCAGATCGATCTGGGGGCCGAAATGCTTGTCGGCTTCTGGGTCCAGCATGGAGTTTTTGCCGTTGATGTACAACTCACAGCTCTCATGAATGCGGGTGCCGCGGTCGTTGGCGTGCTCGGTCTTGCCAGGAGGCAGCGGCCGTTCAGGCTCAGGGATTTTTTGGTCGTGTTTCAGCCAGCACAAGAACTTGCATTTTTCAAAGTCCTGGAGCTTGCTGAATGACCAGCTGTTGATTGCCATTTCGTTTTCCGTTCTATCGAGGATAGACGATTATGCCGCAGTTGAAAGCAGGCGAGGGCGCAAATCGGGTCTGTCGTAGTTGTCAAACTCACACACTATGTGCTGAGTGGGGTAGGCCAGGTCGTACGGGTCGTTTCCAAAGTGCTGTGTTTCCACGTCACCAGTGTCTTCCCCTACTCGCGTGAACATGCCTATGAGTGTTGCGGTCCCTGCCTGGGTACCGTCGTAATGGACCTGCTCAAAGGTGGCAAATATTTCTTTGTGGGCTATCACGTCGGGGTAACTGTCGTACCACTTCCAGTCCACTCCGCCTTGACCAAGGATGGCAACTGCGTCGCCCCCCTTTGTGGCCATGACTTTCCACTCGTCTAAGGCGATCACCATATCCTCGTCGCCCCGCAAACGCAGGTCAGCAAAAACATGCAGTATGAGTTCCTTCGGGCCATGGATGACCATTCGGACGTCAGAGCGGTAGCCCATGTCACACCTCGATTTCGATGGTCGTACCAAACGGCGCGACCTGGCTGGTGGTGCTGCACCACAACGTAGGGTACTCAGGCGCAGCGGGGGAGGGGCCGTACAAGTCGGTCAGGTAGACCAGACATTCTGGCCTGATGCCCTGATCTTGGACGTATTGGAACGGCGGGCAGAAGTCGGTGCCGCCGCCGCCGCACAACTCAAATTTCAGCTCGTCGTGCGGCTCATAAGCGTCGACTCGGTTGATGTCGGCGTCGCAATAAATGACATGTGTCTTGGTCGGGCGCACGGCCGACACCAGGGCTTTGATCTCGCTGCCGAATGTGTTGAGCGTGTGCTGGTCGATGGAGCCCGAAGTGTCGATGACGACCACGATCTCTCCCATGTTCTCACTCCAGAGTCCAGGGAGGTAGACGCCGGCAGCCAGGTAGCGGCGGTTCGGCCGACTCCAAGCATAGTCGTCCTTGCTGATCTGGGTGATGAACTGGCGCAACTGATCACGCCAGTTGACTTTAGGGGGCGCTGTGATCTCTTCGACAAACTGTTTCAGTGCGCCTGGTAGTTGGCCTTGGGTTTTGGCCGTGTTCACGGCTTGCACCGTGGCCAGTTTCCACTCGACCTCGGTTTGCTCTTGGTCGGAGGGGTCGCCGTTGAGGACTTCATCAAGTGGGTCTTCGCCCTGGCCGTCATCTTCGTCAGGCAACAAGTCGTAGATCTCGTCTGCAGTCATGCCTTTGTATTGATCGCTGATCAACCAGTTTTTGCCGATCTCAAACCCTGAGTCTTGTAGCACCAAATTGATGGCGTAGTCTCCGGCTTTGTTCCATTTGCGCGGATTGCGGTGCCCCCGGCGCCCAATGTGCTGGAACACGCAGTGCATGACTTCGTGGGCCATGGCGCTTCGTGTCAAGTTGTCTGTCAGCTCATTGACAACAAAGTCCGGGTTGTAAAAGCAGCGCTTGCCGTCGACGGCCAGAGTTTTGACGTTGTAGTCCTCAACGAGCTTTAGGCGCAAAGCCAGCATACCGAAGAAGCCGTGCCCTTTGTTGAGCAGCAGCTGCGCACGGGCAATGGTCAGCTTTTCTTTGGCTGCAGAACTGTTGTTTACTTCTGTCATGGCTTGGGTCCTTTGGGCTTTTTGCGCGTTGGTTTCGGGATGACGCCTTCAGGTACGAAAGGCGTCTGCGAAGCTTTTGGTTTCTTGTGGCTCTTTTTAGGTTTGTTGGGATCGATCAAGCAGTTGATGGATTTGAGCCAGGCACGAACTTCTTCGCGCCGGTCTGCGGTGAACGCGTTGGTTGGCGCGTTCACTCGCACAGCTCCTTCCAGCTAACAGGGAACAGCGGGCGCACGATGTCTCCGATCTTTCGGCCAAGCTCTTGTGCGGCCAGCTGGGCGTGGCTGTCAACGCGCTGGTTGTGGACGCGGCTCCAAAACAGCAGCGAGCCTGTCCAGTACACCGTGGTCATCATGTTGAGTGGTAGCACGATGCGGGCTTCCTCGGGGGCGGTGCCCATTTCAAGAAGGTAGTCGTAGCCAGTCAGCGCGGCCTTGGTGGCGGATTGGGCGACACCGTGGGCATTGTTTTGCCCGCTGACGAGATCACCGCTACCCTGCTTAATGTCCTCGGGCCGCGTGTGCCACTCGTCAGGGAACCACACCCCCGGCTCGTCGCTGATGTAGCGGCGGGACTCTTCTGACCACGTGCCACCCACTTGGTGCTTGACGAACTGCCGTGCCAGGAAAATTGGGATGCTGATGCGGATGGACACATGCGGGTGGCCGAACGGTGCCCAGTGTTGGGCCTTGCGCTTGTAGGCTTTGAGCAGGTTGGTCAGATCGGACTTGGTCAAGTCGAGGTTATTCGTGTCCAGACCATACTGGACCAGGCCGATGATGGTGCTCAGGAGACCATCCCACTCGCCGCTGCGGTAGCCGGTCGCCAGGAAGCGGATCAGGTTGGCATCGGATTGCTTGAGCTCTCGTTCACGTGGCACGTGGCTGTTGACCTCCCAGTCGCTCGTCTTGCCAAACGACGCACGAGCTGCGTTGACGACGCTCAGGTCGCTGCCCATGTGTTCGACGTACTCTGCTTGTATTTGTTCGATGTTCATGACGAGACAGTTTCTTTGGTTACCAAGTGGTTAGAGATGTAGCTGGCAAACACAACGCCTTCTTCGATCCCTTGCATGAGCGGCTTCAGGTCAACGACGCGCATATTTGCCAACGCTACTTCCAGTGCTGCGTTGAGGGGTGCAGCGTTTGCGGCGTTCCAGCGGTAGCCGTCTAGACACATTGCCTGCAAGGTCCTGAGCGCGCCGTGTAACTGGCGCACCCAAGGTGTTTCGCGGCCGAACTGAATCGACCCGCCAACACAGATCGGTGTCAAGACATGCGCGAGTTCGGCCAGGTAAGGTGTTGCATCGTCACCATCTGAAGCCAGGTAGAACCGAATCTTTAGGTCGCGAATGGTCTTATCAAGATGATCGAGAATGATCTTGTCTTTGAGCGGGTGGTTCGCACGGTAGACCTTGCGTTTGGTGTGCTTTCTCATGTGCTCAAGATGTCGTTGATTTGTTTGATCTTGACGAAAAGTTCAGCGTCGCTTTTGCGGCTGAACGACGCCAACCATTCTGAGTTGTTGAACACTTCCCACTCAGGGAGGGAGTTGTTTTGGTTTGAGTGGATCGAGTAGTTCATGTGAGCGCCCAGCTACGCCCCCGGCGCGGCGGCGTGTCATCAGGGATTGGCAAGACCTCTCGTGCGCCGAAATAGTCGTATGCCCGACCCCGAAATACTTCTTCGTTGTGAACAAACTCCGCCAGCTTTGGCCAGTCCTCGGTTTTTGTCACGTCGAATATGGACAAAGCTGTTCCTGAACCGAAGTGCCGTTTTTCAAACGGAATGATCTTGGATGCTGCGCGGTACCAAGCCAAAAACGGCTTTATTGTCTTGCGGACTTCTGAACTCTTTTGACGATTAACGACTTCACGGCGACGTTGTTCGACCTCATTTATGATCCTCCAGCGGTCGTACTCGGCACGCTCCAACATAACGCCGTTCGGACCGGCCTGAACCCATCGAACGCCATTGACTGCATCTACGCCTAGCAAGATCCTGCTCTTGGTGTTGATCGCCAAGCCGCTGGGCAGCATGCGGTCGAGGAAAAGCCGAGACGACCTGCTGTCATGAAGGTGCACTGTGACCGTCCCGTCCGGCCAGTAAGTCACCAGGGGGGTTTGGTACAGCGTCAATTCATACCCACCTGCTGAGTTCAGCACGATGCGCTTGTGGTGCATGCGCACTGAATCCAGCGGTCTTTCGTTCTCTTTCCATTTACTCCCTCCGGGCTTTTTTGTTTGCTCGTACCATTCTTTGCAGCGTGCGAAAGACCGTAACCAAGGCATGCTGCGGACGTTTATCTGGAACATATCAACTCCATGGCATTTTTGCGAGAATGTCTGCTGCACCGTCGGCGATGCGCTTGCGTGTCGCGGGAGAGGTGCGGATCGCGTCAGGGTGAACAATCAACGCTTTGATGTCTTTCTCCATCTGGGCGATGTCGGGGTCGTCGGTGATGTTGAGTCCGGCCAACACAGAGGTCAGGTCCTGGGCGTTTTCCATCAGCGAGTCGTGGATACGGCCGTCTTTCTTGGAACACTGTTCAGCAATGCGAGAAACGACTTCGCGTGCGCGGGTATAACAATCACGCACGGCTTTGACCTGGCGAGCATTGACTGCTTCAGTGATTTGCTTACGGATCTCGTCTCGAGTTTCGTTGTCGACCTCGACGCGGAAGTCGCCGGCATCGGGCACGGGCGTGATCAGCAGCTCAATACCGAACGCGTTTTCCAGGTCTTTGACGGCTGGGTAATCATCGGGCTGGTACATGGTGCCCAGACGCAAACGAGCGTCTTGTACCAGCTGTGGGTAGATGGACAGGAAGTCGTCGGTGGCTTTGATGAACTGTGCTTTGAACAAGTTGATGTCCTGGCGGTAATCCATGAACAACTTGCTGGGCAGCAGGCGCTGGCCTTTGTCAGACCAGGGCAGCGTGCGGCTGTAGTGGTATTTGCGGATCTGACCAGCGAGTGTGTCGATCACCGCCAGGTGGGTCTTGTCGATCAGCCGTTTGTTATAGCGGCCAGCGTCTTTGGCAGAATGGGTTTGTTCGACTTCCGCAGAAACAGCTTTGTCGTGTTTTGTAGCCCCCCACTTTGAGATGGTGAGGTCAACGAGCATGGATTTGTCTTGGATCATGAGGGTTCTCCTAAGATGCGGTGGTTGCCTAGAGCAAATAAGTGGTGGCGCAGTTTTTGCGGCGTCACATAAACACGGGAGTCAGCACGTTTTTGGCATTCTTGTGAACGGCCTGTTCTGTAGCAGTCGTCGGGACCAGGGTACGAAGCGCGATGTGTTGCAATAAAACAACACTGTGCGCAGCCTATTTCTCCTGACTTAATTCGAGGAACCAGGTACACCGTTTTATGGCTGATTCGTACTTTCTGTGGCGTCATCGCTTCGTTCCTGTTGCTGCTTACTAGCCAACACACTTGCTGCTGCAACAAACGCCTTGGTGACGTGTAGCAGCTGTTCAGTCTCTTTTTTCGCTGCCAGTAAGACTGCTTCAGCGGCGGCGTATGGGGCGTCTTTCAAGATCTCAGCGACGATGCCTGGCTTGTTCCGCATAGACTTGCGGATGACCCGGATGGCGTTGTTTTCTTCGTAGGTGAAGGCGGTCATACAAGCTCCTGTGGGATTTCGATTTCTGGGCCAAGGCGTGAGGCAACAAGGGTCCGCATGGCTGCCACAAGTGGGGTGGGGCCGTACCTCCCGTGGCTGCTGCCCTCGTTCGGCTCAGTCAATTCACAGTACCAGCGCTCACCGTTGTCTTCTGGGTCGGTCGGGTCATAGTGCCAGTGTGCGTCGTAAGTCAGACTGAGGCGTTCGCGTTCCAGTAGCGGCCCACCTTGGCTCCAGTTGATGGAGTATTTCGGCACGGGTACGGGCCGGTATTCCCCAAGGGCCTTCGCCACTGCCCAGTCAAGTTGTGGGCCTGTCAGGTTTGCTGTTTTCATGAGTCACATCTCCGTGATCTTGTGGGTGATCCAGGCAAGGTGAAACGCCTCGCGGACTTTCTTGAAGTTGTTAGGGTATTTTTCTAAGAACCTCAACTCTTCCGGCAGCGGTCGCAGAAGCTTTGCTTCTGGAGTGCACCTCCACCAGGCGTAGAACATCCGGCGAGTGAGGTCCTCATTAATGGTCATAGCCTTACAGCAAGACTTTGGTGTTCGCGGTCACCCACCGTACATAGTCTTTGCACTGAGTGACTGTTCGATTTGCCATGGCTGCGGAGCGAACAAACAGCACTTGGAACTCGATCGGCAAACGCTCGACGTAGGTCAGCAACCTGCCCATGCTGTTTGCCGTGGCTTTCGAGTCGAGCATGGTGCACACGGCATACTGCGCAGCGGGCGACTCGGGCACTGGTGCGGTGTCTGGGTTCATCAAAATCTCTTCGGCAGATGGGAGTTCTGCAGCGAGCTTTGCAAACGCCAGGTATTCCGCGGCTGCGCCTTCGCCCACGGTGCCTTTGATCAGTTCATACTCGGTATCAGGAGACAGTTTGGAACGGGTTATGTCGTCTACAAAAACCCACGAGCGAGGTGTAGGGAAGGCTCGCTCGTTGGCACCGGGGTCGAAGGAGTGCAGCAGGTTGGGGCGGAATTTGATGAAGGCTCGGGTGATGTCGGACACGCCTGTTTGTGTGGCCCAGGCGTACCAGTCGTCAACGTCGACTTCGAAGTCGATGTGAACGAACCGGTTAGCCAGAGCGCTAGGCATACTGTGCACAACTGCGCGATCACCAGCTCGGTTACCCGCTGCAAGGACGGCCCAGCCTTTTGGAAGTTCATAGTCGCCTATCTTTCGGTTGAGAATCAGTTGGTACGCTGCAGCTTGAACAGATTGAGCGGCGCTGTTCATCTCGTCAAGGAACAAGATGCCCTCGGATTTGGGGTCCATGGGCAGAAAGTCAGGCGGCACAAATGCCATCTGGCGCCGTTTGTTGCGCCCGGTGCCGGTCTCTTCGATGCTGGGGAAACCTTTGAGGTCCACAGGGTCCATCAGGTTGAGACGAACGTCACGCAGCTCAAGGCCGCGTTCTTCAGCAACGGTGCGGACGATGTCGGATTTGCCGGCTCCGGGAGGGCCCCAGATGAAGGCTGGGCGTTTGCGCTCGACGAGATGGGTGAGCGAGCGTGCTACTTGTGAGGGTTTCATTTTCTTTCCTTTCGGTCGTTCCGGGAAATTTTGTCGTCAGAAGATAGACGATTAAAGGCCGTGTTTTAGCCTTTGTACTTGTGGTGGTCAGGCCCCGCGGTGACGGCGTATGAACCGCCTTGAGCATTGCGTGCATCCCGTTCACGCTTGGCAGCCTGCTTGTCCCCGAAGAAAAGGTCGGGGATGATTTTGTTGCTTGCTGTATCGCGCAGGGCAAAAAGACGAAGTTTCATGTGGTTGGTGTTCCGCTTGTCGTTGAAAGATAGTAGAAGTGTAAACGATGTTACGAGGGTTGATCTTTTGTGTTTTTCTCCTGAAGCACAGCTTCCCAATAACGCGCTGCTTTGTATTCGTCCGTAGAGCAACCGGCCAGGTCTGCGTCGCTTAAACCAACCCAAGCCTGCGGCTGGGTGTAAAGGTCGGCAGCTTTGAACCACCTAGCGTCGCAATCTGTGATGTCCTCCGGCATGGTTATGCGGGTGCGCCCGGTTTCGTTGTGCTGCCACAGCGTTGCTACCGGCCTCTGCTCGGGCTGCGGATACTTTTGAGCATAGTAAGCATCACGCCATACTCGGATTATTTCGATAGCATCATCGTGCGTCATGCTTTCGCTGCCTCCATCGGTTTCTTTTCGCAGTTGCTCGTAGAGAAATTCAATGCAAGATTGTGGCTTGGGCTGCACTGCAAGCGCTTGCTCGATGGCGGCGGTAAGGATTTCCTCAGCCTTTGGCGCACACGACCTGCACAGGCAGTCGTACAGCTTGCTGCACAGGCAGTCGTACAGATTGCTGGTTGCTTTGCTTTGGTTCATTTCACTTCTCCTGCCCGTGTGAGGGCGGATCGGCCTGTGTTCACGTTTCCGCAAGGGCACGGGTCTTTTGTGGATTTGCACTGCCCGCACGGGCCTGTGATGATTTGTGGCTTGGCGCGCAGCCCAAGAACCATCGCCACCTCAGCGTCAAGTACCGGGCTTACAGGGCGATGGGGCGTGGCCTCCAGTGCGATTCGGAGGCTCCGTGACAGTGCTTCGTTCTCGGAGCGCAGCTTCTGGATGGTCACGGCAGGCGGCTCTGGCTGCACTGCAAGCGCTTGTTCGATAGCGTCGCGGAGGGCCATGCGTGCGTATTGGTGCTCCGACAAAGAGAGTGCTGATTGCTCAATTCTGTACCTGCCAAACAACACGCTATACAAATCCGCAAGCTGCATGATGTGTTCGATCTGGTTCACTTCACTTCTCCTGCCCGTGCGAGGGTGGCTTCTGGCAGCGGGTGGTTGTAACAGACGCACAACTCTTTCACTATTACTGCAAGCTCTTTGGTTAAGCTACGCAGCGCCTCGTTTTCAGCATGAAGCCTGCGGAGTTCTGCGGCGGCCAGATCCTCAGTTTCTGGCTCTGGCTCGTATAGCGTAAGCATGTCAGCCAACTTCAACGCCCACGGTTGTTTCGTGTTCATGGTTCAATCCTTCCAATTTGTGCCAGCAACCCGGCGCGGGCGTCTTGGCGTGCTGCTTTGATCGCTTCAGCGATTGCGTTGTAGAGTGCATGGGCCGTTTTGAAGTCGGGCAGATACACCGTGGTTTCGTGTGGTGTGCCTGGGAAGTAAGTGGCAAGCCCGTCAAGCCCGCCTCTG